GAACAACAACTAAAAGATGGACACAGCAACATTGATAGCAATAATAGCAAGTAACGCACTATGGATGTACGTTGGGTATCAAATGGGTAAAAAGTAAACAATTAAAATCAAATAAAAATGGAAAAGAGAGATGGTATTGTTATTTTCAAGAACGATAAAAAACAGAAAGAAACACACCCTGACTACACAGGTAAAGTAACTTTGAATGGAAAAGAACTAAGTGTGTCCTTATGGATCAAAGAAAGTGCTAAAGGCAAATATATGTCAGGAACGGTACAAGAGTTTCAAAAGAAAGTAGAATCAATCACAGAATCCGATTTACCTTTTTAATCATGAGTTACTACAACACAACAGATATAAACGGAAGTGATTTGATGGATGCTGTAGTTAAATGCAATGCACAAGGGGAGGTGGTATACCTCCTCTTTAGAAACTACAAACGAATGTCACCATCCGATGTATGGGAAAAGTACGTATACTTAACGCATAAAACAGATACACCTTTAACAAGCATTAGACGAGCTATAACATGCTTAACTAATGAGAATAGGCTAACACAAACAAAACACTCTAAAATTGGGCGATATGGCAGGAAAGAATACATTTGGGAACTTTTATAAGGTAGTCTATAAAGACAATCACGGAGAGGCTTATTGGATTGGTTCGGCTTTTGACAAATACGATGCAATAAGAAAAAGCAAAGCACACCCAACTCAAGTGATCACAGCGGAGTTATTTGATGACTATGAAAAGAAGAACCCTATAGACAAGGTAAACGTAAAGAAAGAGACTCCTGAATCTACTGAATCAACTGGATGGCTATTCGATGAAGACCTGGACATGTACCGAAGTATGGAAGAAGCAAAAAAAAACAACAATAAACTACATGATTTATAATTTTTATTATATTTGTCGAAAGTTCGAGTCTCAAACATAGTGAACTTAAAAAAAATTGAAACCCTATCAATGACGTAGACGTGAGACTCCTACTGATTTGATGGGGTTTCGTCATATATAATATTTACATTAAATGAATGTAGGATGGATAAAATTACACCGCCAAATTCTTAATTGGGAATGGTATAGTGATACAAATACATTTAGACTCTTTCTGCATTTGCTTTTAACAGCTAATTTTAAGGATCAAAAGTATCAAGGCAAACTCATTAAAAAAGGATCATTACTTACTGGAAGAGATAAACTTTCTTATGAAACAGGTCTTTCTGTACGTGAAGTTAGAACTTGTTTGGAACGTCTAAAATCGACCAACGAAATAGCCATCAAAAGTAACTCGAAAGGAACTGAAATACAAGTAGTTAACTATGATAAATATCAAGTAGAGACCAACGAAACGACCAACGAGCGACCAACGAGCGACCAACAAACGACCACTATTAAAGAAAGAAAAGAAAAAGAAGAAGTAAAAGAAGTATATTCTTTCGATGAGTTTTGGTCTACTTATGGAAGATCAATTGGTAAAAAGAACTGCAAGGCTAAATTTGAAAAACTTTCAGATGAGGTGAAATTAAAAATAAAAGAGGTGCTACCTTTGTATGTTCAATCAACACCACAAGTAATTTATCGTAAACATCCATTAACGTGGTTGAATCAAGAGTGTTGGAATGACGAAATAGAAATAAGATTTGAAGGTGTAAGTGTTTCTGATATTGTAAGCAAACCTAATGCAACAATTGAAGACTACAAAAACATGTATTTATGATACAGGAATTTTTAGATATTGGCATTGTTCCAAAAGGTAACAGACCAGAGCAGAAAGTTAAATGTCCTAATTGCTATCGTATAGGTAAAACTAATCACAATGATACATGCTTATCAATTCATTTGATAGAAGGAATGTATAATTGTTTTAAATGCGGATGGAAAGGACGTATTAAGCAACAAGAATTTAAAATTATGTATACAAGACCAACAAAAACAAACTTCACCAAACTTTCTGATAAGGCGTTAAAACTATTTACAGATAGAGGCATTACTCAGGCTGTTGTTAATGAAAATAAAATAGTCATGAGTAAAGATGGCGATAGCGTTATTTTTCCATACTTACGAAATGGCGAACTTATAAATTACAAACAAAGATTCATAGACAAGAAAGATTTTAGGCAATCTAAAGATGCAGAGGCAATAATGTACAACTATGACAGATGTTTAAATCAAAAAGAACTGATAGTGTGTGAGGGTGAGTTTGATTGTTTAGCATTTGAGGTTGCAGGATTTACAAATGTTACATCTGTTAATCAAGGTGCGCCTAACATAAATGATAAAAACATTGATAAAAAACTTGAATGCATAACTAATTGCTATGAATTATTTGAAAATGCAGAAAGAATTTATATTGCAACTGATAACGATGAGAACGGAAGACGTTTAAAAGACGAACTTGTTAGAAGATTTGGCGCAGAAAAATGCAGTATAGTTGATTTTAATGATTGTAAGGATGCTAATGAATACCTTTTGAAGTATGGCATGTCAAAGCTAAAAGAAATCGTTTACAGCGCATCTGAGGTTCCAATAGAGGGTATTTTTAGATTAGAGAATGTATTTGATAATATGTTAGATACATTTAGACATGGAAAAACACGAGGCAGTACAACGTATTGGAAAGAAATAGATTGTGCATTTACATGGAGAAGTAAAGAGGTTACCGTATGGACTGGCTATCAAAATGAAGGTAAGAGTTTATTTCTTGAAACATTGTGCGTTCTAAAAGCATATTTTGAAGGTTGGAAGTTCGCAGTATTCAGTCCTGAAAATACACCTGTAAATGATTTTTACGACAATTTAATTGAAATATTTATTGGCAAAAGTTCTGATCCATACTTTAAGCATAATCAAATGAGTGAGCAGGAATATGTTGATGCAGCACAATTTATTGCGGATCATTTTTTTATGATTTATCCTGATAAAAACTTTGAGTTGAATACTATTTTTGAAAAGACGAAATACTTAATTAGAAAGCAAGGTGTTAGATGTTTAATTATTGATCCATATAACACAGTAGAACATAAATTGAAGTCAGGTGAACGTGAGGATTTATACATTTCAAGATTTATGAGTGAGTTAAAAAGATTCTCCGTAGACAATGACATAACAACGCAACTTGTAGCACATCAAGTAACGCCTCAAAAGGATGCTCAAGGTAAATATTTAAGACCTGATGTAAATAGAATTAAAGGTGGAGGTACATTTGCGGATAAAGCGGATAATGTTTTATATGTATGGAGACCTGAAAGAGCATTGGATTTTTCAAGTACAGAAGTTATATTTGGCAGTCAAAAAATTAAAAAACAAAAATTGGTTGGTATACCTCAGGATATAATTGGTATAAATTATCTAAGAAAAACAAACAGATATTATATCAATGGCAAAAGTCCTTTCGATATAGTTGATGAGATAAGAACGAAACAAATAAAAAACGAACCTAAATTGATGCCTAATGATAAGTTTGACACGCCTTTTTAACGAAGAGTTAAAGAAACTCAGGGAAAGAATACAATACCTTGAGAATGAAAATAAATTTTTAATGAGTAAACTAACCAAAAAAGAAAAAAAAGATGCAAGTAAACGATTATAACACAGATTACATAGATGTCACGTACCAAGGAAACGAATATCTATTAACCCAAGTAGACATGACTACCTACATAAACTCGGACTTCTACGGAGTGGTCGAAATACATTCATTAGTAGCACACATATGCCCAGAGTACGGAGATGACATTCGTGTTATGGTAGACGATAAATTTATTGAGCAACTCGAAAAGAATTTAGTAGAGTGGATTGATTGGGAGGAAGTAAGTAACCAACAATATTGGAATAGGATAGAGGCACTTTTTCCTGAAGATATGGATGAGGACTATTAAAAAAAAATGAACATGAAAAAATTAAACGTATTAAACTTATATGCTTGTCTTGGTGGCAACAGATATAAATGGGATGAGGTAGCAAAAGAAGCTAATGTAAACATGCAAGTAACAGCAGTAGAACTTGACCCTGAAGCTGCGAGGTTATATCAAGAAAGGTTTCCGAATGACAAAGTAATAGTGGCAGATGCGCATCAATATTTATTAGACCATTACAAAGAGTTTGATTTTATATGGAGTTCTCCACCTTGTCCGAGTCATAGTAGAGCCAGGTATTGGAATAGTTCAAACTATGACACTACTACCGAACCTATTTATCCGGATTTAAAATTGTATGAAGAAATATTGTTTTTACAGCATTATTATAAACATGGTAAATTTGTAGTTGAAAACGTAATACCATACTATGAACCATTAATAACAGCACAAAAAAGAGGTCGGCATTTATATTGGACTAATTTTACTTTGCCTAACGATTGTAATGACAGAGGGTTTAAAATTTCACAAGAAAAAAATGAATTATCAGCTTTATGTAAATTTCATGATTATGATTTTAATTTATACAAAGGAACTCAATCAATAGTTAAAATGGCTCGAAACCTGGTAGACTATGAAGCAGGTAAAACTATTTTTGAAACAGCATTAGGTATTATACGAAAAAAAGACGAACATCAAACATCTATATTCGACTATGAAGAAGTGTAAAATTTGTAAAGCTGAGTTTAGACAAGTCTATTCAACAACACAGTCAACTTGTAGTGTAACATGTGCAGTTATTTTAGCCAATCAAAAAAAACAAAAGGATTGGGAGAAAAGGAAGCGCAGCGTAAAAGAGGAACTTAGGACGATTCAAGACTATATTAAATTAGCACAGCAAGTGTTTAATAAGTACATAAGGCTTAGAGACCAAGGTCAACCATGCATTGCATGTGGAAGTAAAGAAATGAAGAAAGTAAATGCATCACATTTTTATTCAGCAGGTGGACATTATGCAGTCAGGTTTGATGAGCGAAATGTACATAGTGGATGTGAGCATTGCAACACTTTTTTGAGCGGTAATCTCTTGAAGTACAGAGAGAATTTATTAGCAAAATTAGGTTATGAAGAGTTTGAAAGGTTGAGTTTTGATGCGATGAAAACACGGAACTACACTAAAGAAGAGCTAAAAGAAATAATAGAGACCTATAAGAATAAAATAAAAGCCTTAAATTAGTAGGCGTGAACAAGAATAGAATGCTTACCGAAGTAGCCAAGCACCATAAAGAGTGGTGCAGAATCGTAAAAGGTTTTGGCGAATCAAATTATACAGAAGACGTAGTTCAAGAAATGTACATTCGTGTCTACAAATACGGACAAGAGGACAAAGTAATAACGCCAAACGGAGTAAACAAATCATTCGTTTGGTTTATGCTTAGAAACATTTATTTAGACGTATGCAAGCGTAGGAATAAAGTTGATGAGGTTAAACTAACTGAGGATTTTAAACTGCTCAGTCCGGACAATGACCAAGAAAAACACGAAGCATACAAGCGACTACTTCAAAAGATGAATCAAGAAATGGATAACTGGGAGTGGTACGATAAAATGCTGTTTGAACTATACCGAGATTCCGGAATGAGTTTAAGACAAATGAGTAAAGCCACAACGATAAGCACACGATCAATCTTTCACACGATAAAACAATGCAAGATTCGTTTAGCTGAAAATGTAGGTGAGGATTACGCAGATTATATAAATCAAGATTTCGAGTTGATATGACACAAAAGAGAAAAAGACGGACAAAAGCAGAAATACTCGCAGCAAAAAGCGAAGGGTTAGGAGATAGCTTAGAAAAAGTATTTGAAGCTACAGGAATAGCATCAGTAGTAAAGTTTATGTTTGGAGATGATTGTGGATGTGATAAAAGAAAAGAGTTATTAAATGAGATATTTCCATACAGAAAGCCGAACTGCTTAACCGAAACGGAATATAAATACTTAGATGGTTTCTTCAACAAAGGAAGTCAGGCTGTAACAAGAGAAGAGCAAAGTAAGTTATTAGATATATACAATCGAGTCCTAAACACGAACAAACAGCCAAGTAGTTGCGGAAGTTGTGTAAGAGACATGGTAAACCAATTGAAACGAATTTATAGTAGTTATGCCAATTCCTAAACCCGAACCACAAGAAGATAAAAAAGAATTTGTAATGAGATGCATGAGCGACCCAAAGATGGTAGAGGAATACGATCAAGACCAAAGGCTCGCAATATGTAGTAACCAATATGAAGAAATGAATAACCAAAACAAAATCAATGAGCAATAGAGGTGGAGCAAGACCTAATTCTGGCAGGAAGCCAAAGGATGAGGAGAATAGAATTAGAGATTTAATGATGCCATATTCATTAGATGCTATTCAGTGTTTAGCTAATATAGTAGTGGATGAAAAAGCAAGACATTCGGATCGTATCAGCGCATCAAAAATCATTATAGAGTATACATTCGGTAAACCAAAAGAAACAGTTGAAACCAACTTAACGGTGAATGAGTTTGACATCAAGTCCATTATTGGCATTAAATAAAAAGTATACAGGCCTTTTCACGGATAGTAGATACTTTGTTGTAACTGGTGGCCGTGGTAGTGGTAAGTCTTTTTCTGTTAACAGCTTTTTATTGGCCCTAACTTATGAAGCGGGCCATGTAATACTATTCACACGCTATACACTTACATCGGCTCACGTTTCTATTATTCCTGAATTTGTAGAAAAGATTGACTTGATTGATAGGTTCAGCGACTTCCACATAACAAAAGACGAAATCATAAATCTAAAGACAGGAAGCCGAATACTATTCAAAGGAATCAAAACAAGTAGTGGTACACAAACAGCAAGCCTTAAATCATTATCAGGTGTCACTACATGGGTATTAGATGAAGCAGAAGAACTTATTGATGAAGATGTATTCGATAAGATAGATTACTCTATTAGGCACAAGGAAAAACAAAACAGAGTTATACTTATTTTAAACCCTGCCACAAAAGAACATTTCATTTACCAAAAGTTCTTTGAGGCCAAAGGTGTGCAAGCTGGCAGTAACTTAGTAAAAGACGATACAACGTACATTCACACCACTTATGAGGATAACATCGAAAACCTATCTGAAAGTTTCTTAAATCAAATAAAAACGATACAAGAGCGCAGGCCTGATAAATATAAGCACACAATACTTGGCGGTTGGTTAGACAAAGCAGAGGGAGTTATATTTACAAATTGGAAGATTGGTAAATTCAATAATGATAATGGTAGTGTGTTTGGGCAGGATTATGGATTTAGTTCTGATCCATCTACACTTGTTGAGACATCCATAAACAAAGATACACGAACTATCTACGCAAAGTTACATGTATATCAAGCAGGATTAAACACATCGCAGTTAGCGCAATTAAACAGACAATTTGCAGGTAGTGGTTTAATAGTTGCTGATAATGCAGAACCACGATTGATAAACGAATTAAAAGAAAACCATAAGTTGAACATTGTACCTACAATTAAAGGCGCTGATTCAGTTAAGTATGGTATTAGTTTGATTCAAGACTATGAATTGATTATAGACGAAAACTCGGTTGACCTGATTAAGGAGTTAAACAATTACAGATGGTTAGAAAAGAAGTCAGAAACACCTATTGATAAATACAACCATGCTATTGATGCGTTACGTTATGCTATATCATATCAACTGGTCAATGCTCACAAAGGAAAGTATTACATTTACTGATGGAGATAGAAGTGATGAAGGCAGTTGTAGAGGAATACATCTACAAAAAGACGAACAGAAAGGTAAAGATAGTGCTTGATAATCCAATGAGCATGCGTAAGCACTTTGTATTGCTATCAGAGGCGTATAGTTATGCGCTCATGTACAACGAAAAGAATAAATAAAAGTTATGAAGTTATGAAGTTAGAGTTGGTTATACCTACTAAATTGAGTGAAATACCTTTGATGCACTACCAAAAGTTCATTGAAGTGTCAGAAAACTCGAACGATGAAGAGTTCATTGCTCAGAAAATGATTGAATTATTCTGTGGGATAGAACTTAAGAATGTAGTTAAGATTAAAATGACCGATGTCAACAAATTAGTAGAACATTTCACTAAGTTATTTGAATCTCAACCAAAGTTTCAGCATAGGTTTAAAATCCAAGATAAGGAGTTTGGGTTCATTCCAGACTTAGAGAACATTTCATTTGGTGAGTATATAGATTTAGATTCCAATTTAGGTGACATCCAAAAGTTGAATAAGGCAATGGCTGTAATGTATAGACCGATAACCAAAACGTTCAAGGACAAATACGAGATTGAGGACTATCAAGGTTCTGCCAATTACTCCGAGGTCATGAAGTACGCACCAGTAGATGTCGCTTTAGGTGCAACGGTTTTTTTTTATCGTTTAAGAAGCGAGTTATTGAAGGCTACCCTGCACTATTTGGAGAAGGAAGTGGAGACGATGACATTAACGAATACTCAGAAGAAGCGCAATTCGGAAAGCAATGGGGATGGTATCAGTCAATATACGCAATTGCTCAAGGTGATGTCGGAAGATTTGACAACGTTACCAGAATGGGACTACTCAAATGCCTTACCTACCTTACTTTCGAAAAGCAAAAAAACGAGATTGAATCAAGAAAAATTAAAAGAAGCATAAAATGAGTTATTACCACGTTTTAGATACACTTAAAAATCATTTAGACAATGATCCCTTTGTAAACACGGTCAGCGAGGGATCGGTCTACAAAGTTGATTTAAACAAGCAAACTATATTCCCATTATCACACATAGTTGTAAACTCAAGTACGTTCATAGATAATGTAATTCAGTTCAACGTATCAATCATGGCAATGGATGTGCTTGACGTGTCCAAAGAAGAGCCTGATGCGTTTAGAGGCAACGATAATGAACAAGACATTATGAATACGCAATTGGCTGTGTTAAATCGTCTCTATGAGTCTTTGAGACGTGGTGATTTATATTCAACTAATTTTCAAATTGTAGGCACAGCAAACTGCGAACCATTTACAGATAGATTTGAATCAGGTCTTGCAGGTTGGACAATGACATTAGACGTACAAGTGCCAAATGAAATGACCATCTGCTAATGGCTGAGAAAGCTGAAATATATAAGGCTTTAGATCGCTTCGTTAAGCACGTAACAAGCAGAGCAAAGGCGAACCTAACCAATGGAGATAGGAACGTTTCTAAGCGCTTGTATAACTCTATTAAAGGCGAGATAACTATTAACTCGGAAAGGACTACTGTAAAGTTCTTTATGGAGAAATACGGAGACTTCCAAGATCAAGGGGTTAAGGGTAAAAACTCAAGTGCCAAAGCGCCAAATAGTCCTTTTAAGTTTGGGTCAGGCAGAGGTAAAGAAGGTGGACTAACTGAGTCCATACAAAAGTGGGTTGAAGCAAGACGGATACAATTTAGAGAACGTGATTCTAAAACAAAGAAGTCAACTGGTAAATTCATGTCATATAGGGCAACAGCTTTTCTAATCACACGAAGTATATATTCTAAAGGATTAAAACCTACGTTATTTTTTACAAAGCCATATCAAGCAGCATTAAAAAATTTACCTGATGAGTTAGCCAAGGAATACGGATTAGAGGTAAAGAAGTTATTTAAAGAAAGCATGAAGAAATGATAATACAAGCACGTTCACCTTTTATCGTAGAAATAGACGAAATAAACCAAACAGCAAGTAAGGTGTTGCTTTACATTTGGAATGGCTACGGAAGTTCTCCAGGTTCACCTACGTACACGCTTCAAAAGAATATACCAAGCGCCACAAACACGAAAACAACTTATAACATAAGCCCATTTCTAAAGGAATACTTGAGCCATGTTTCTCCAGCAAGTGTAACAACACCTACAACGAATAACTCAAATGAATGGTGTCAAGTTCAAGTTAGACGATACAAGATCATAGGAACAACAGAAACGCTTTTGGATACCACTACTTACGATGTAGTTGATGGATACAATCTATACACGGATGGATACAATCACGATAACGGACACGCTTTACTTACTGAAGGTACTTATTATTATCCACTGGGCGAAAGTAATATTGGATCACTACTTGTAAGAAACGATAGCGGAAGTGCGAGTTATGTCACTGTACGATGGTTTAACTACGTGACCAATGTAATGACTCAATCAACCTTTAGTACAAAGGAGTGGAAGGACTTTCCTTATGTCAATACTCCAAACGTAAGCGCAGGTAATAGAATGACCATTACAAAGTATGCGACAGGAGGAACTATTTTAAGTTCAAAAGAATATCACTTTAGACCAATTAACGAATGTTTCTACACACCTGTGGAATGTGACTTCATAAACAAGTTAGGTGGATGGCAAAAGACATGGTTCTTTAAAGCAAGTAACGACAGCTTAAGTGTTGAGAATCAAGGTTATAATTTACTACAAGCCAACCTTGTAAATTATGACGTACAAGAAGGTCAGCGTAAAATGTTGAACACATTAGGTAAAAAATCAATTAAGGTTAACACTGGGTATGTGTCAGAGGAATACAACAAGGTACTTCAGGAGTTGATGTTATCTGAGCGTATCTTGATAAATGGCAGTCCTGTGGTAATGAACACCAAAAACACGGAACTATTCAAAAACATAAACACAAAGCTGATTAACTATCAACTTGATTTTGAATTTGCTTACGATTATAACACTACTGTAGTCTAATGAGAAAGGTACAAGTATACATTGAAGGTGAGCGTTTAGAACTATTCAATGATGAGAATATAAACGTAAACTCAAGCGTTCAAAATTATAAGGATTTAGCTAAGCTGTTTACTGATTTCTCGCAGTCGTTTAGTGTTCCTGCCACACCACACAATAACCAGATATTTGAACACTTTTACCAAACAGATGTAAATGGTTCACTTAACTACCAATTAAGAAGGGCAGCGAGTATAGAGATTGACTTAATACCTTTTCGTACAGGTAAGATTCAACTTGAGAAAGCCAACGTTAAGGACAACATGCCTTATTCGTATACCATTACTTTTTATGGTGATATACGTACATTAGCGGACTTATTCGGTGATGACAAGTTAAGCAGTTTAGACTACTCAGCTTATACGCATGAATATACAGGTGCAAATGTTCAAACACGAATAACAAGTGGTTCAAGTTATGACGTAAGGTATCCGTTAATTAGTTCTTCAAGACTTTGGAGTTATGGAGACAGCACAAACACGGACATAACACTTCCTGCACATGCGATCGATTATACAGAGTTAGCGCCTGCGTTAAGGATTAATAGAATCGTTGAAGCTATTGAATCGAAATATGGTGTAGACTTTCAAGGTAATTTCCTAACTGATAAGAGGTTCACCAATTGTTATTTGTACCTAAAGAACTCGGATAGATTTAATTTCTTTACTGATGAGCAAGTAGTACCTATTACTTATGGTAATGACAACGGAGACTACTTTAACACGACTGATAATACTTTAAAGATATTAGGAAGAACTAATGTCAGCCAACAACATCGAATACAATTAAAGGTTACTTATGCATCATTAGGAGACCCTGTAAGGTGGTATATAGATGTTTATAGAAATGGGTTACTATATACTACTATCAATGGCACAGGTTCATCTTTATGGTACACAGTTGAGAATATTTACTTGGATGAAAATGATCAATACACGTATCAATTCAAGGTAAGAGCAAACAATCCTTTAGACATAGTAATAGCAGTAAATTACTACACATATTTTTATGATCCATCTGGAAACTATTACGACTCATATACATCCAATGGTGATGAGATTTCTTTAAGTGGTAACATCAACCTAAACACGAACATGCCTGATATGTTGGTTAAAGACTTCATGGCAGGTATACTAAAAGAGTTCAACTTAACGTGTTATGGTTTAAGTCCATATACATTTAAACTTCAAACATTAGAAGAGTGGTATGGATCGGGGGAGATAGTAGATTTCACGAAATACACAATCACGGATTCAATTGATTACGAGCGTGTAAAATTATTCAAGAGAATAAGCTACGAACACGAAGAGTCGAAGTCATTTATGAACGTTCAGTTTAAGGAATTGTTTAACCGAGATTACGGATCATTAGAGCAGGCATATGATTACGATGGAGAGGAGTATGTAGTTAAAGTTCCATTTGAAAACTTGCTACACCAAAAGTTCACAGGCACTAATTTACAAGTAGGTTATTGTTTAGAACCAAATGACTACAAGCCATATATACCTAAGCCAATGTTGTTGTATATGTATGAACAACAAGCGTGTTCATTTAAGTTTGATAATGGCACTACAACAGCCACTATAAGCAACTACATGCCATTTGGTCAAGACTTATATTACAATTTCGACAACTTTTCTTTAAACTTTGGAAATGACATTTCAAGCCTATTGAATGTAAACATACCACGAGGGATTTACCAAGAATACTACTCACCTTATATCCTTAATCTATACCAAGCAAAGAATCGTTTGGTGTATGTTAAAATGATTCTTCCTGTCACTAAGTTAACACGATTAAAACTAAACGATAGGATAGTAATTAGGGATAAGAGGTACATTATAAACGAAATGAAGTCCAACCTAACTACTGGAGAAGTAGACTTTGTTTTGATGCTTGATTTTAGAGAGGTAAAACCAAGACAGCCACGAATAGTAGTACCAAGAGATGGGGGTGAGATAACTTATCCATGGGCGTTACCTAATGGTGTTTCGAGTGTAAGCCTTACAGCGCCAACAGGAGTGACTACAAACCCAAGCACATTCACCGAAGATGAACAGATATTAATGGTATTCGATCCAAACACGGACGAAATAGATACATTCACTACAGAGGCTTCTGAAGACTTTATTTTTGAAGATTATATAAACATACGAAGTGAAGAGGGAAGCGCTGTTAGTCACACTATAACAGTAACAGAAACCTATCAAAACGGAGACACAAATACTTACGACTTTATAATAACTCAAGCAGGATGATTAAGAATATAATTGACATGCTCCAATTGGATGATCATGTAGCAAAACACGAATACATAGAGATTGCCAAAGGGAAGTACAAAATTCCCAAGACAATAAAGGAAGGATACAAACAAGCTAAACGTGAGTTTAAAAGTAAAGGTTTGACAAATGGCTGAAAAGGTAGAAATAGACTTAGAGATTAAGGACAATGTAAAATCCTTAAAAACTCAATTAAGAGAAGCTCAAGCAGAAGTTGCTGCACTATCAGAAAAGTTTGGTGCTACATCAAGAGAAGCCATTAATGCTGCAAAGAAAGCTGCTGAACTAAAAGATGCTATTGGAGATGCTAAAGCCTTAACTGATGCATATAACCCAGATGCTAAATTCAACGCATTAACTCAGTCATTAAGCGGTGTATTAAATGGATTCCAAGCATTCGAAGGTGCATTAGGGTTAGTAGGTGTAGAAGGTGAAGCGGTTCAAGAAACCTTATTAAAGGTACAAAGTGCTATGGCTTTAGCTGAAGGTGTCAACGGAGTAATGGAATCTGTTGAATCTTTCAAAACACTAACAACACAGATTGGTAATTTATCTGTAGTTCAAAAGGTAGCTACAGCACTTCAATGGCTATGGAATGCTGCTATGGCTGCCAATCCTCTTGGGGCAATAGTAGTGGCTATAACTGCTTTAATTGTAGCAGGATATAAGTTGATTCAATTCTTCCAAGAAAGTGCCGCAGAAAACGAAAGATTAACCAAATCAATTGATAAACATTCAGCAGCTTTAAAGAAGCAACAGCAACAGATTGAAAGGTCAGCGGAAAAACAAGAAAGCTATAACAACTTTGTCTACGATTATGCTAAGGCTTCTGGTAAAAGTGCGGAAGAATTAAGAAAGTTAGCGCTTAAACACCAAGAGGAAGAGCTTGCACTTGCACGTAAAAACTCGGAGTTAGCTAAGTCAACCTATTTAAGGGAGAAAGACATCCTCGCAACAATGATTGCTGCAGGAGCTGATGAAGAACTGATTAAAAAACAGCGTGAAGTTGCGGTACAAGCGAGGGAAAATGCTACAAAAGCACGAGAAGAAGCAGCTAAAGAGGCGAAAGAACTACAAGAATTGCGCCGTCAACAAATGGTTGATAGACAGCAAGAGTTGACTGATGCTAAAAGAGATGCAGAAGAAAAGCGCAAACAAGAAGCAGAAGATGCAGCGGATAGAAGAAAACGAGCAAAAGAGAATGCAGATGCTGAAGCTGAAAGAAAGAAACAAGAAGAGGAGAAAAATTTAAGTGATGAAGAAAGACGATTAAAAGAGGCACAAGATTTACGTGATAGAGCGAATGAAGAACGCATAAAAAAACAAGATGAAATAGATAGACTTGAGCGTGAACTAATTAAAGATGCTAAACAAAAAGAAATTGCAGAATTAGTTGTATCATATGAGGAAAAATTTGCAATAGCAGCAGATAATGCAGAACGTGAAAAAGAAGTTCAAGACGCATTAAAAGCAGACATCGCAGCTATTAACGAAAAATATAGAAAAGAAGAAGAAGCTAAAGATGAAGAAGCAGCACAGGCAAGGAAAGAATTAATTGATAGAAATCGTGAATTTATTTATGATTCAGCGAATAATACTTTATCTATTATATCTGATTTAAGTGACCAGTCAATTGCAAAATACCAATCATTAAACAAGGCTATTTTAGACAATGACAAGTTATCAGATGCTGAAAAACAAAAAATGATAGATGCTAATGATGCACGAGCAAAAAGAGCATTTCAAATACAGAAGGCTGCTAACATTGCATCCGCAGCAATGGCAACTTATCAGTCAGCTACAAGCGCATATCAATCGCAGTTTTTACCTATACCTGATCCATCGTCACCAATTCGTGGAGCAATTGCAGCAGGTTTGGCAATAGCGACAGGACTTGCAAATGTTAAGAAGATAGCATCAACAACTTTTGAAGGGTCAGCACCAATTTCTGGTTCAGCACCACCAAATCAAACTATACCAAGCGCAGGAGCATCACCAACACCTGCAAACTTTAACATAGTAGGTAATGCAGGCGCAAACCCATTAGCAGGGTTAAATGAACCAATCAAGGCTTATGTAGTTGGTGCAGAGGTTACTACACAACAAGCATTAGATAATCAGAAAGTAACTTATGCAACATTTGGTTAAGTTTTAAGTTTAGAAAGTATGAATAAGATCATCGAACTTGTTATAAATGAAGAAGACTCTTTGAGCGGAATTGATGCGGTTAGCGTAGTTCAAAATCCTGCAATACAAGAGAACTTCATTGCATTGAAAAGACACGAGGTAACACTCAAAGAAATAGACGAAGAAAAGCGTTTGTTGATGGGTGCGGCTTTAATCCCAAATAAGCATATATATCGCCGTAACGAAAAGGATGAGGAGTATTATATCTATTTCTCTGAAAAGACGGTACGCAAAGCCTCAGAACTTTTCTTGATGAGGTCTAACCAAAATAACGCCACATACGAACACAAGGATAAGTTGAACGGAATGAGCGTTGTTGAGTCTTGGATTATAGAAGATGAGAAGCATGATAAATCTAAAAAGTACGGATTCGATTTACCGGTAGGAACTTGGATGATTTCCATGAAAGTAAACAACGATGAGGTTTGGAACGATGTAAAAGAAGGTAAGGTAAAAGGATTTTCAATTGAGGGTTATTTTGCTGATAAACTTGAGATGAGTTTCCAAGACGAAAACGAAGTTCTCCTTGAGGCTATAAGAAAAATCATTGTAGATGCTGAGCGCCAAGAATTAAGGTCATATACAGACTATCCAAAGAAAGCTGTTGAGAATGCAAAGATAGCACTTAGATGGGCAGAAGAAAATGGATGGGGTTCATGTGGTACAGCGGTTGGCAAAATTCGTGCAAGCCAGTTAGCAAATAACGAACCCATCTCAGAAGAAACGATTGCACGCATGGCAGCGTTTGAAAGACATAGACAAAACTCTCAAAAGGAATTAGGAGATGGTTGTGGTCGTTTAATGTGGTTAGCATGGGGTGGTGACGAAGGTGTTGAATGGGCGCAACGTAAACTTGAAAGTTTAAGAAATGGATAAGATACCATATTACATACGTTACACGGAGACTACTTCAATAAGCAATACAGACTTTTTGTATTACGACAACAACACGGACACAGCGCAAAGTATCACGTATGCAGACCTATTAACGCAGTTGGAAAACGATTTAGTAGTGACTGCCACAACAGATTATAAAACAGTATTTCTATTTCAAGGATGTTAGGCAACGCAAGACTTAAACCAAGTGCTACAACATTAAGCACATTATATACAGCGACAGCGGACTGCGTTATTAGTTCCATTTCTATTTGCAACCTTGGCGGTACTGCGACTACATTTAGGGTTGCTGTGAGACCATTAGGTGCAGCAATAGACGACTCACACTATTTGTATTACGATCTTCCAATAGATGCGAATGATAC